GCGACGACGTGGCGCATCGAATGGGTTTCGACTCTCGTGTGTGCGTGCCCTATTTCCCTCCCCGCCCCATAAGAATTTCCATATTCCTGTGTTACACTACATTTGCTTCATAACTTAAAGGAGATATAGATGTATAACGTAGAGAGTGGAGTAGATGTTCCGAAGGTGCGTAGAAAGCATAGCTTTCCGTATGCACAGATGAATGTGGGTGATAGCTTTCTGGCGAAGGATGTGTTGATTGGTGCGATGTGTAATTACAACAAGCGCAATGGTGCAAAGCTCGGTATGAAGTTTGTCGCCAAGAAGGAAGGTGATGCAGTGAGGGTATGGCGGATTGAGTGAGTTGTCTTGGGTAGACCCTAAGAAGTGGGGTAAGCGTTATGCGGAGTTTGCGATTGCCAGGGGTAAGTGGGTGGTGTTTGAAACGATAGGGATGCTGGAGAAAGCTGACCCTGCTGACCCTTGGTATGGGATGTATCGTGAACAGTTGAAGTATTTATTGATGAGTGAGTATGGGAGAGACTATGAACGTTTTAGAGACAAGACACGGTAGGATGATGGTGCGGCCTGGGCAGGATTTGATTAGTGCCAATCTTGCGTTGCATGGGCATTACGAGTGGGATGTGGTGAATCTGTGCGCTATTATTGCGGGTGGGTATGAGAGTGGGGTTGTGCTGGATATTGGTGCCAACATGGGAACGGTAACGGTGCCGATGGCAAAGGCGCATCCGAACTATGAGATTCATGCTTGGGAGCCGCAGCGGTTGGTGTTTCAGCAGTTGTGTGGGAATGTGGCCTTTAACGATTGCCATAACGTCCATGTTTACAATGAGGCGATAGGTAGTGCCAATGGCTGTATAAATATTGATATGCCTGACTACAGCACTAATACCAATATTGGTGCATGGAGTATGAGCGCGAAGGTTAGGGAGAATAGCCAAGAGGCCAAGGCGGGTGGCAAGACGGAGATGGTGGAATATGTTTGCTTGGATGAGTTGGGCTTTCCTGCTTCGGTGCGGTTGATTAAGGTGGATGTAGAAGGTTATGAGTTGGATGTATTTAATGGCGGGATGAATTTCCTGAAAGTTAATAAATACCCGCCGATTGTGTATGAGTCTTGGACACAGTTTGACTGGTATCAGGAGACTGCTGAAGAGATTAAATCCCTTCTGACTGACATGGGTTATGAGTTACAGGTGTTTGGCAACACGGTTACTGCTATCCACAAGGATGCTAGTTTCAAGCTGGTGTCTCAGGATGGGCCGCAGGGCAAGACGGTGCAGATCGTCCGTAAGTGAGTTGCGCCTCCTGTTACTGGAGCATTGGCACCGGGGCTATACTGCAAAACCCTGAGAGTACGGGGTGTAAGCTCTGGTGCCATAAACACAATCGGCTGGCGTTCAAGCGGTGCATAGACTTCCGCTACGAGCCTGGCACTGATGAGGGCTGATGGACTTTGATCGTGATAAGTTTTACACCTTCTGCAAAAACCTGAAGATTGAGTCCAAGGAACGAGGGATGGTGGTGCTAGGCAATGAATTGCTTGGCACACAGACCTACGTGATGGATGAGGTGGCAAGGGGGCTGGCTGATGACAAGCATTTCTTTGTAGTGCTGAAGGGCAGGCAGTTGGGTATTACCACCATCAGCCTTGCCCTAGACCTTTACTGGCATTTCATTCATCCGGGGATGCAAGGCACTCTGACCACGGACACGGAAGAGAACAGGGAGCAGTTCCGCAGCACCTTGCAGATGTATATGGATGGGTTGCCCAAGCAATACAAAATCCCTCTGATGAGCCATAACCGAAATCAGATGGTATTGAAGAACCGCAGCCGCATGTTCTACCAGGTGGCCGGTATTCGCGCCAAGGGTGGCCTCGGACGAGGCAAGGGCATTACATTCCTGCATGGCACTGAAACGAGTTCATGGGGCGATGAGGAAGGCTTGGCATCTCTACTGGCTTCTTTGGCTGAGACCAATCCTTTGCGCTACTACATGTTTGAATCCACTGCCCGTGGATTTAACATGTTCCATGACATGTGGATTACTGCAAAACGGGCTAGAACGCAGAAGGCGATCTTTGTGGGCTGGTGGCGTAATCAGCTTTATTCTGCCAATCCTGACTCCGATATTTATAAGGTCTATTGGGATGGCAAGCTATCTGCCGAAGAGAAGGAATGGACTAAGGACATACGCAAGATTTATGGCGTTGAAATCAATAGCAGGCAGATGGCATGGTGGCGCTGGAAGCTGCATGAAGGGCTGAAGGACGAAGGCTTGATGTATCAGGAGTTCCCGCCTACCGAGGACTATGCTTTCGTTATGACGGGTTCCAGCTTCTTCTCCACGGCCCGCTGCACTGATGCGATGAAGGTTGCCAAGCGTGAGGCATTTATTCCATATCGCTTTTCAATGGGGGCCAACTTTCAGGACACCAGCCTTATCCAATCCAATGAGCGCCTGTCTACCCTGAAGATATGGGAAGAGCCTGTAACAAATGCTTATTACGTCATTGGCGCTGACCCTGCCTACGGTTCTAGCGATTGGGCTGACCGCTTCTGCATTCAGGTCTATCGCTGCTATGCCGATGGCATGGATCAGGTGGCTGAATTCTGCACCAGCGAGCTAAATACATTCCAGTTTGCCTGGGTGATCTGCTACATAGCCGGAGCCTACGTCAACTCTACCCTCAATCTTGAAGTCAACGGCCCCGGACAGGCCGTGCTAAACGAGATGCGGAACCTTAAACGACAGGCTGAAACGCTGCCAGGCGGGGATGCCAAGCACCTGCATGACGTTTTGAGTCACATGAAGCACTATTTGTGGCGAAGGAACGACAGTTTTGGCATTTCCAACAGCATCGGATGGGTGACAACGCATTCCAGCAAGGAAAGGATGCTGAATTACCTCAAGGATTACTTTGAGCGCGGGATGTTGAATGTATATTCAACCGACTGTATTGATGAAATGAAGGGTATTGTTAGGGATAATGGCACGATTGCGGCTGCTGGCAGGGCAAAAGATGACCGAGTTATCGCTTCAGCGTTGGCTGCCGCCGCGTTTGCCGAGCAAATTCAGCCAAGATTGATCCAAATGCGCCTAACAAAAGACAAAAAACAGGTTGAACCGGACGAAAGTGATAGCGCAAGCGGGCAACAAGTGCAAAAACAGGTGTCAAACTACTTAAAAGCACTGGGTTTTTGATGAAAATACTCACAAAACAGCAAATTATTGACCGAATTAGCGCAATGTATCTAAATAAGGCGCGTGGATTTACGATATATCACTTCGTGGAATTTGCTGACCTTGATTACACCCATTTCCGGCGTGTCTACAAGCAAGAATTGCCAATGACCGAATCCATACAGAGAAAGTTATCAAGAGCGTTGACTGCGCTGGAGAATGGCGAAGCTGGCCCACGTATGGATATTGCCGGTAGAAAAAGCGTTGGCTATCACCGTAGGGAAGAACAGCGTCCAGCAATGACTAGAGGCATGGGACTGCAAAACGTAGGTGGAGAAATAAAGATGCGTATTGGAATTGTAAATAAATACTCATTTAATCATAAGAAAATACTCAAATAGGAGATAAAGATGGCTGTTTTGAAGGATTACAAATGCCCTGTGCATGGCTTTTTTGAATCGACTCAGGCCGTATGTCCTGCTGGCTGTTCTGACGTTTCTGTTGTATTTTTAAAGCCTGTTGGTGTAAAAAGCGAAAAAACCAAGCATAATGACAGCACTCTGAAGAGTTTGGCGAAGGATTTTAAGATGGGTGACATTAAATCAACCAGAGAAGGCGAAGCGCAGCCTCCGCGCTATGCAACGCCGAATAATCCTTTTGCTCCGCGATGGGGGTCGCCTGCTGAAGTTGGAAACTACAATCTGAAATCCGTTGCTGGTGAAAGCGTTTCCGGTATGCAGGCCGTAAAAGGAAGTGGGCAGTCACTTACAGGCCCTAAAGTTGGCTCTTACATGGCCGACCATGAAGGATTAAAGATTCAAAAATGAGAATTCCAAAAGAACCTGTTGACCGGCAGGCTTTTTATTCCGATCTGCTGCAAAAATGCTTGGTATCGCAAAATGAGCGCATGGCGAATTACTCTACCTTGCGCTCTTATTATTTGCATGGTGCAGGGCAAAGCGAATCTCCGGCGCACTTCAACAAGATTTATCCGCATATTGACCAGTTATCTGCGTTCATGTATTCCGCAGATACGACTAGGTTTTCAATCAATATAGCCGCTTCTGAGCCAAAGTCTTATCACAAGATGATTCCTGCCCTGACCAGGGCGCTGCATGATTACTGGCTTAACAGCAATGCAGATCAGGTATTTGGTCAGGCATTGAATTGGGCGCTTTGCTACAACAGCGCATTTGTAAAACTGATCTGGCGCAATGGTATCCATCCATATATGGTGGAGCCAGGTGTATTTGGTGTGCTGCGAGAAGATACTCCATACACGGATCGCCAAGAGGCGATGGTGCAGGAATACTTTATGACGAAAAGCGAGTTGTATTCTCGTCTTTACTCGCACCCGAATCGTGACGATATTATCAGCCGGATTGCGCTGGCAGAACAAAACACCAAGGAATATCCTGAAGGTGTTGAGCGACTGGTTACGTCAGCAATCAGTCCGACTATTTACGGCAACGTGCAAATGAGTCTTGCTGGCACAAATACTTATGTGCCGCGCATCGGTGAACCTACTGTAAAAATGTATGAGTTGTGGGTTTTTGATGATGAAATCAATGATTACATTTGCGTAACGATTGCTGATCCGCAAGTATTTATTTATGACCGCCCCTCGGAAAGCCTTTTCCTGAAGGGCGAACAGCCGTTTGTGCAAATCTGTCCGTCACCGCAATACGATTACTATTGGGGTCAGTCCGAGGTTCAGCGACTTGTTTTCCTGCAAGACATGCGGAACAAGCGCACAGGCCAGATTCTTGAATTGCTGGATAAGCAAGTTAATCCGCCGAAAGCCATGATGGGCTTTACGGGTATCCTGGATGAAAAGAATTTTGCCTTGAATAAAGCTGGCGGCATGATTGCTTCTGATATGCCGAATGCGAAGGTTGAAGAGTTTTCGCCAAACATCCCGAATGATCTATTCAGAGAAATCGGCGCAATCGACGGTATGTTTGAGGAAGCATCCGGTATCGTATCGGTTCTCCAAGGCCGAGGTGAGACTGGCGTTCGCTCCGCAGGACATGCCAGCCAGCTCGCAAGACTCGGTTCTAGCCGCGCCAAAAAACGCGCCATGATCGTTGAGGATAGCCTTGAAAAAATGGCGACACTCTATCTGCGTATGATGCAGGTGTATGACGATACTGCGTATGTTGATACTGATGGCAACAAGTTTATTGCTGCACAGTTTACTCCGAACTTTGTGGTGAAAGTGGACGCTCACTCCAATAGCCCGATCTTCATGGAAGATATGCGGGAGTTGGCGTTCAATCTCTTTAATGCTGGCGCTATTACCAAGACACGCCTGATTGACTTGATGGACGTTCCGATGAAGGAAATGCTAATCGAGGACATTAAACGGGCCGAGAAGATGGCTGCTGAACAGGCCGCAAAGCAGGCGGCGGCTGCACCTGCGCCGCAAACACCGGCTGGGCCAGAAACCCCACAAAATATTGACGTTACGGGCGAACTTAGCCCCGCACAACTGAAGGTGGTCGCATGAACCAGAACTCAGGCGCAATGAATAGTCAGTCAATGCTTCGCTCTGGAGATCAACCCAGGGTAACGCAGAGAGATATTAGTGAATCCAAGGCTCCGCCATCAATGAGCTATGTGCGTTATCAGCCGCGAGGGGCAAGTGTGCGGAATAATTCCTCTCGCGGTAGCTCCAGAGGTTAGTTAGCATTTACTTGACTTTGTGAAAAAATAGCGTTTCACTATGCAAAACAGGAGTAGTTTATGGCTGTAAATAATCAAGAAGTAATGGACATGATGAAACAGAGTAGCAGGTCTAAAAAAGACGCTGCTACGGATGTTGAAACTACGCCTATTTTTGAGCAAAACGAAACTACTGCTCCGATGGCTTCACCGATGAGTACTCCTGAGCCGAAAGCCGGTGAACAGGAGAAGGCTAGGCTTAATATCATGCTGGCGCTGGACATGCTGCAACAATCCATTGGCATGTTCCCTGAAAAGTCGAAGGAAGCTAAGACGCTGGAAGAAGTTGTGCGTAGCATCACGATGAGCTTTGGTGAGCGTGAGGCTGATACGCGGCAGTTGATCCCGGCTGAAATCCTGCAAATGATTCAAACTCTGCCGCAGGCTGGTGGTGCCTCGCCCGCGCAGAGGGAAATGGCAATGGCACCGGCTGCGGGTACTACCGCGCCCCCTCTTCCAATGTAAGGAGAATCTAATGGAACTCTTCAAACCGAAAGGTGCGCTGCAACCCCGGCGTCCAACGGACAATTCGCAGCAAAACGGCCAGATCGTCAATACGCCTCGTTTCGAGCCGTTTGGCGGACTGGATAATGCGTCAAAAGTTGGCAAGCGAAATGGCATGACCATGAGCAAGCCTGGCGACACCAAAAAAGTTTACTAAGACTAAAATAAGGGGCTGATTATGAGTCTTGAAAACTACTCTCCAGAAGCAATCCAAGAACTGGCTGCGCTTTCCAAGCGGCTTGCTGAAGATCCTGCTACTCGCAAGGATTATCTGCGGCTGGCAAAGAAGGTAATGCCTGATCTGCCGGTTCCTGAGATTGAAATGGAAGAAGCTGTTGACAAACGTGCGTCTGCTGCCGAGGATCGGGTTCAGCAACTTGAAGCCAAGCTGCGTCAGCGTGAGGTGCGTGAAGAACTTTCAAAGCGTCGCAATTCCTTGAAGGAAAAGGGCTACGCTCAATCCGATGAGGAAATTCAGGAGATTGAGAAGCTTATGACCGAAAAAGGTATTGCAAATCACGAAACCGCTGCTGACTACTTCCGGTATATGAAACAGTCCGCTGTTCCTACCCCCGGTTATCCGCAGCCTGTGATGTCGCGTATGGATGTTAAGGGTTATATGAAAAATCCGGTAGGTGCTGCGCGTGAAAACGCGGCTCTGGCTCTTGCAGAACTTCGCAAGAATCCTAAACCTATTGGGCTGTAAGGGGCTTTTAAAACTTCGGAGGTAAATCATGCCTATTGGCGGCGGTATTCTTCCGGCTTCTGGTACTAATCAATACAACGAGCTGACCTACGTCACTCGCCGTGCGTTTATCCCGAAGCTGGTTGTTCAAATCTACAACTCGACGCCCCTGATGGCGGCGCTGATCGCTAACTCTCAGACCGCTTCTGGCGGTGTGTCGAGCGTGACGGTTCCGGTGCAGGGTTCGCAATTCGTGAACGCGCAATGGTCGGATTATTCCGGCTCTTTCGCACAACCCTCGGTTCAACAGGGTGCGTACAACGCCGAATTTAACCTGAAACTGCTGGTTTCTCCGGTGCCGTTCCTCGGCATGGAGGGTGCCGTGCAGCAGGACTACGCAATCATCCCACTGATCGAGGCTCGCATGAACGATGCGACCAACGTGATGATGGATTCGATGGCAACGGCCCTCTACACCAACACCACGAACAACCAACAGTTCATTGGTCTGCCTGCCGCCGTTGATGATGGCACTGGCACCGCAACCTACGGCAACATCAATCGTTCCACGAATACCTGGTGGAAGTCGAAGCAGTATGCTGCTGGCTCGGTCAACCCGACCCGTCAGAACGTGCTGCAATACATCAGCGGCACCGTGAAAAACGGCGCTGAAGTTCCGACCTTTGGTGTTTGCGGCTTCGGTACTTGGACGCTGCTGGCTCAAGACTATGTTGGTCAAGAGCAATACATGATTACCCCTGGCTCCGGTTTTGATGGTGAAGCCAACGGCCCGCAGGCTGCTTTCCGCGCCCTGATGGTTGCCGGTGTGCCGATCTATCCCGATCCGTATTGCCCGGAAGGAACGCTCTACCTGCTGAACACGAACTATCTGTCCATGTATATCCATGAGCAGGCTTCGTTTGCGTTCACTGGCTTTGAGTCCACTCTGCCGAACTTCCAGATTGGTTACGTTGGTGCCGTGCTGATGATTGCTGAACTCGTCAACACGAAGCCGAAGGCCATGACGAAAGTTACCGGCTATAACTCTCTTAGCCTGTAAGGAGAATCAAACATGGCACTCGCAACTAACAAGATCATTCTTGCTGGCGCTACCACTAACACTGCTGGCGCTTACTTCCAGACCGTCACCGTTACGGCCGTGGATTCTGGCAACGGCACTGTGGTTCCCGCAGGCATTTATGTGATGTTTCCCTCGGCCAACGTCACCGTTCTTGCCAACAACGGCAGCAGCAATGCTACTGTAATGGCGGCGAACGTCGGTGGCGTTGTAATTTCCGATGGCGTGAACGTCTACGTGAAAAACAGCAGCGGTAACGCAAACGTCACTCTGCTGGATATTAACGGCGGTCAAGCTGCTGGCGAAACTTACGCTTAAGGAGGGGTTATGGACGCAAATGCAGTAGGACGTTCATATCCAGACGAGTTTGGCAATTATCGACTGGCTCAAGTCACTGGCGTAAGCCTGGCTGCGACTGGCGATGTTGCCACTCTCGTTCCTCAAGAGGCAACGAAATACATTGTTCGTCGTGTAACCCTGTCAAATTTTAGCGGCGCAGCATCAAATGCCAACGTCGCTATTTACCCTGCGGCTGGAGGTACCGGCACTGCCGTTGCTAACGCACAGGTGACTACGGGCGCTACGTCAAACGTAAGTTTCGTTGATCTCACCTTGAGTGCTTCTGGTAATACTACGGTGTTGACCGAAAAGCCGCTGTATCTGCGGCTTGTTGCAAACACTAACGCTGTTACCTGCGACGTTGCAGTTTATGGGGATATTGTTACGCTATGACCGTTTATGTCCGCAACAACAGTCAGGATGCGCTTTCCGATAGTTTTGATGGGGTCAAATATGACTTCATCCCAGGAAAGGAAATTGAACTGCCTGAAGTGGCGGCAAAACATATTTTCGGTTATGGCGATGACAATAAAGAACCTTACTTGGTTAGGCTTGGATGGATGAAAATGAGCAATGAGTTTGATGCTGCAATGCAAAAGCTCTGCAACTTTTCATTTTCAAAAGAGCCTTCCAAACCAGTCCACTTGTCAGCCCCTGTGGTGGAGCGAGTAGCCGCCCCTATGCCTAAAGCAAAGGGTGCGGCGAAAGTTTCAGCAATAAATGAGTAAACATGGCTCAGACTTTATCGGGTTACATTACGCAAACCCGTCGTTTGTTGCATGACGTTAATGGCAATTTTTGGACTGACGCTGAATTAACGGATTACATTAACGACGGTAGAAACACACTTGTCCGTGATACGGGGTGTAATCGTATCCTTCAAAGCTATACAGCGCCTTCAGGCGTTGAAACAGTAGATTTTTCCGTATTACCTCAAGGCACAAATACGATTGATGTAATTAACGTCAATTTGTATTGGGGTAATTCGCGCATCCCTCTGTATTACCTTGCATGGACTGATTTTAACGCGCAGTTGCGTTACTGGCAGAACTACACTGGCAGGCCAATCGCATACTCTATGTATGGCCCTAAGAAGCTGTTTATTGGCCCTACGCCAGATCAAAGCTACGTTATGGAATTTGATACCGTAGTTGAGGTTGATCCAATGGCTACTGGGTCAGAGGTTGAGGTGCTTGCAGCACCATTTACGGAGGCTGTTCCTTTTTATGCTGCGTATATTGCAAAGTATCAGGAGCAATCATACGGAGAAGCAGAGATATTCAACCAAGAATATAACAAGCATGTGCGCGAGATTCTAAGCAATACATTTACACGCAGGCTACCCACACCTTATGTAGCGGGGTACTAAATGGCTGCGGTTGAGCAGAAGAAAAATTACGCAGTAGTAAAAGACTTCAAGGGCGTAAATACCAAAAACAATCGCACCGTTATTGATAACGGCGAGTTTTCCTGGATGGAAAACGCAATGCCGATTGGCTACGGAAATATCAAGATTCTGAATGCCGCCAGCCAGTTGGCAAATGTATCGTTTTCCAATGCCGTTACATACATGACCAGTGTGAACATTAACAACACTGAGTATGTATTGGCATTTCAGGATAATGGCGGCGCACAGTATGTAAATATCAGTACCGGCTCCGTTGGAAACATAGCAAACGCAGGAACATTCTCAAACACTGGCGTTATGGCTACGCAGTGGAAGAATGAACGTGCTCTGATTATTGATCCTAATAACGGATACAAGACTTGGGATGGCACTGACCTGCATGATATTGGCAGCGTAAATTCAATAACCATAAATAATGGTGGTTCTGGTTACAATGCAAATACAACGGTTACATTTGGCTCTCCAAATCAGGCTAATGGAATTCAGGCTACAGGAGAGGTTGTAGTTGTCTCCAATGCAGTGGCAGAGATTGTCGTTACTGAGGCAGGAACAGGATATACAAGCGCCCCAACGGTAACTATCAGTGGAGCCGGAAGCAATGCTAATGTCACTTGCACGATCTTAGATCAAAACGGCATTGACGTTGCCACCTTCTCTGGCCGCGCATGGATTGCAGATGGCAGAACGGTTTTTTATTCTGCCGCAGATACATTTAATGATTTCTATAATGTATCAGCCGGGTTTCTGACGATCACAGATTCGACTCTACGAACTGATATTATCAGGATTTTATCTGCCAATAACTTTTTGTATGTATTTGGTGAAGATTCAATCAATGTATTCTCTGACGTTCGTATTGACCCTACAACCGGCGTTTCGCTATTCACCAACACAAACGTATCCGCTTCTATTGGCACGAAGCTGAATCACGCCATATTCCCATATTTTCGTTCAATTTTATTTATGAACGAGTATGGCGTTTATGCCCTGGTTGGATCAACCACGACAAAGATTAGCGATCCTCTTGACGGTATATTTCCTCTGATTGACTTTGACTCAGAGATTAGTGGCGGTCAGTGTCTGATAAACAATATCCTGTGTGCCGTATGGAACTTTAAATATGACAACAACGGAACTGATGAATGGATACAGGCCGTATTCTTTGAGAGAAAATGGTTTTTCTCTAATCAGCTTACCAATGGTTATTTTATAACTAATGCGTTTGACGACAATATACTAAACGCTTACGCAACCACAGGAACAGACCTGCATCGGTTTTATATTGATAGCACAACAGGCGTGGATGTTTTGATCGAAACAGCCTTAATGCCTATGGGCGATCCCATTCGGGATAAGCAGGCATTAAAGATTGGCATTGAGGCTACGCTTGGTAATCTGCCAATCGTAATGGTTGGATATGTTGATTCTGAATCAGCGCAATCTCCGCCGATTGTTTTTGCAAACTCGACGCAATGGATAAATAATAGTCTTGCACCAATAAACTGGATTAACAACAGCTTGAATGTTGTTATATGGACAAACAGTGTTAATCCTGGCGCTGGATATTATCTGTATCGTTCAGATGCAAAAATGTATGGTAAATATCTTGGCATGACGATTACAGCAACGGCAACACCATTTACGATTAGTGGATTGCAATACGAACACGAATTGAGAGCGAGGTTCTAATCATGGCACTTCCGGTAGTTATTCCCAATACTTTTGCGAATGCAAACGCAAGCATTCCTCTTAGTCAGCTAGACAACAACTTTAGCACCGTTGCCGTTGCTATCAATGGAATGGCAAATGGTGCTGAAGCATTATCGAACGTAAACATTACTGGCGGTTCTATTGCAAACGCTAGTTTGTCAAACGTATCTATAAGCAGCGGTAATGTAACGATTAACGTGGCTAATGTTACGACGCTTGATGCTACTAACATAGAAGTTACAAACATCAAGGCAAAGGATGGAACGGCATCTGCAACCATTGCAGATAGCACTGGAGTAATGACGATTGGATCGTCTGTCCTTACTACAGCCGATATTAACGGCGGAACTATAGACGCGACAGCCATTGGCGGCTCGACACCTGCTGCGGGTGCATTCACGACGCTGAGTGCGACAAATGGATTGCTGGCTACCGGCGAAGTTAGTGGCCCACGAACCAGCACCGCACAGTTTGGTCAACCTAGCGCCGGAACAAGCAGGATTATCGCTTGGGGGCCGGATAACGCAACGGCAGGTATTTTTGACATTGCCGTATTGAGCGCAAACGCCGGTGTCGGGTCTGTTCAGATCGCGTCTTTCTCGTCTACCGGCCTCGCAGTCACTGGGGCTGTCTCGTCGCAGATGTCATCACAGACTAATCCGGTTAGGGTTGGGCAAAATTCGGATTCCGTAACATTTGGACAAATATCCTTTAACGGGGTTTACACCACAGCAGGTATGCAGGGGATTTTTGGGGGCGGCGGCAGCACCGCGCTATTTATAAACGCTCCGACTGGTAACACGATAACTAGCCGCATCAACAATGTTACCGTTACTGACGTATCCTCCACCGGCCTTGCTGTTACTGGAAACATATCCGGCTCTGCTCCGTTAAGTGATCTATACGTCACATCAACAACCGGAACAAACAGGGCGAATATAAGATTTCAAAACACTGGCGGCGACTATCTTTTTGGCGCAGAGGATTCTGCGGGTGGCTCATTCGGCGCGACTGCTTATGACGGTGCTGTTTTTGTGCCAAGCGGTAAAGGTTTTTCTGTTGTCGTTTCTGGAAGTGGGGCAGTCCAAAGAACAACCTCCACCGGCCTCGAAGTCACCGGCAATATTGTTCCTACATCAGATACTCCGATAATCTCCTACAACTTAGGCGCGACTGCGGAGACTCGACATCTGTATGCAACATCTGGCTCCGAATATAGGATTAATCAGTTTCATTCTACGTTAGCGTCCAAAGTCACCGTCCATGTAAATTCTCTTGGCGTCGGAACATCACTCGTTGCCGACTTCTCCTCCACCGGCCTGGCGGTTACGGGGGCGGTGAGTGCGACGAGCACGATAACTAACTCTGCCGCAACTGGTGTGCTTAATTTTTCTGGTGCAACCTACGGGCAGGTGGCCGCGGTTAGTGATCTATACCTAGACGCAGGAGCTGCAAAATACATATATATACGACCTAATGGCGGGGCTACTGCTGGGCTATTTTCCTCCGCTGGCCTCGCAGTCACCGGGACGCTGAGTAGCACGGGCAACCTAACCGTAACAGGCGGCTATATAGAGGGTAATGAGCAAACTGCCCCCGCAGCACCAGCAGCCAACGGATACCGCATATACGCAGAAGATAACGGCTCAGGTAAGACTCGCCTGATGGTCA